ATTTATTTTTAAATTCATTACCTTTTGTTGATTTAGATGATAATGTAAATTATGAAGGATCAATTATAATGGTTTCATCATTATTTAGGGAAATTAGCACATCACAATATGTTCCATATTTCTTAATGTTGAAATGGGGATCAATTTATCACAGATATAAAAAATACATATTAGAAGGTAAAGATATATTAGACGTTCAAAAAAACACTTTAAATGTTGTTTTAAAGGAAGGATTTTTATCAGGAGGAACTACAACAAATATAAACGGAAGTAGATTTTTTGATAATCAAAATAACTCAACATTTTATACTAATTCAGGTGGGACTCAATTTGTTAAATATACTGGTTACACCGATGTTGGTATACATCCTTATTATGATAATGTTTTTTATAATGTAGTAAACAACGATAGTTTCTTTATATATCTAAGCGGTGATACTGAAAATTATACAACCGCAATTACAAATGGAAAATTAAAATTAAAAAAATACGATAGTAGAGGAACTAACAAAATTAATTATTGGACACAATATGTTAATAATGGAAATAATGGGTATACTTTATTACCATCAACAGGTGGTAACTTACATCACGGTAAAAAACAATCATTAGTAAATAATGACACACCATTTAGTGATAATTCTTTTGCGTTAGAAGAACAAAATAATTTTAGAATTATTTGGGAAGATGAATATATTAATAACACATATAGTGGTAAGACATTTTTCTCTTCAGAAGAATATAATAGAACAATAGATAATTTATATAATTTAAAAGGTAATAACAAAAAGGTATTTGATTTAATTGCAACGTTTAATCCACAAATGTTAGAAGATTTTGAAACTTATTTTTTGAACTTTGCATCCGAAAAAGTTAATTTAAATTATTCTGATAAATCGTTTAGTTTAACAAAATACGGTAAGTTCCAAGAAGTATTAAGAGACATAGTAAACCTTTCATATGATAAAAATAATGATTCTGATAATATTGATACCCAAATTCAGAATTTAAAAAAGAAACAATCTGAAAAGTTAAAAACAATTACAACTTCATTATTATCAAATAATGATTTAATAAATATAACAATTGGAAACCCAAAAGAGTTAGATCCATATGTTGTTAATGGTTTTGTTGATTTTAATAAAACAAATAGATTTAAATACGATACTTACGATTTGACCGCACAATCGGGAGATACAAAATATATTCAATTATATGTTGGACCGTATGTAACCGGAACGTCTTTAAATAATGAATATTTAGATTTCTTCAAAGATAATAATATTAAAGTAAGTGAGTCAAATGTATTAATGTTTAGGTCATTAACATACATTTATGCTGGATATATAAAAAATGGTGGAGCACGAGACAAATACACATTTCAACAATATCTATATATAAATATTATAACAGGTTTGAATAATAGAATGTCATTATTCTTTGAAACGCTAATACCATTATTTAGGGAGTTTAATATTGAAGAACCTAAAAGTAAAATAGATTTTTTTGACGGTTATAATAATAAACCATTAAAGGTTGAGTTATATAATTTCTTTAAATCTATGAACGATAAATGGATTGCAGGAAATTCTATAGGTCAAAGGTCACTTTTAGAAGAGTTTTTATTTTTAGATAAGGCTAATAAAGACATAGGTAATGAATATTTTATAGACATAGCACGACTACTTAATTTAGGAGAACCCGAAAACATTAAACAAAATTTATTCAGTTCAATATCAATATTATTACAAGATACTGGTTTTGATTTAAGAGCATTACCGGCTTATATTAATTTCTATGGGACAAATTTTTCAAACACACCTAAATTAACACCATCCAAAAAAATAGCACAAAATATATTTGGAACATTCTTAGAAGTTGATTATCAAGAATCATCACCTAAAATTATTGTACAATATGTAGGTAAAAATTCTACGAGACCCGACATGTCAGATAATAAAAAATATAGATTTACTGACGATAGTTTTAATATTGGTAATACCAATAACAATCCAGTTATGATTACTTTACCTAAAGTATTTCAAACAGGAGATTTATCTAAAACAAATAAAGTAGTTGCGTTCGAGGTAAGTTTTGGAGATCAAAACCAAAGTATTTTTAAAGGTATTAGTTTAGATCAGGCATCAATTAAAAATACTACAGAGTCATTTTACGTATTGGAAAACTTAGCTAGAAGTGAATCGGGTTCATCATCACATAATGTTGATATTGGTTTATATGACTATTATCGACAAGCGGCATACACATGTGAAATAACTTGTATGGGTAATGTTATGATACAACCTACAATGTTTTTCTATTTGAAAAATATTCCTATGTTTAAAGGAACATATTGGATTACTGAAGTTGGACACGAAATTAGAAATAATAATATTGTAACCAAATTTAAAGGATCGAGAATGCCATATACTGCATTACCAGATTTGACAGATTCATTTATGTCAAGTTATAGAACATTATTTGATAAACTACAACAAAAGGCGGTCAATAGAGTTAATGGTTCAGATAAAGTTACGGAAACAAGTGTATCAATTGTAACCGCTGACGGTAGTCAATACACATATGATATGGGTCCTGACAAAAAGAAAATATCAGGAGAAAAAGTTACTTTAGACGATGTAGGAGTAACCGTAAATGGAATACCATATAATGGATTTAATGAATTTAGATATATTGTTCAAGTTGAATATAAAGGTGATAAATGGTTAAGAGCACAGGTAGTTAGAATGGGAGAATCAAATTATTCTATGAACAATACTGACAGTATGTCTTTAATTGCTAAATCTAGTTTCATACCAAATCCAGCATTTACATGGGAAAATGTTAGACAATTTAGTGATCAATATTATTTTTATTCTACTAGATTTATTTCAGATAAAATGGACGTTAATGAAACATTAAAAAATTATAAAACACTTTTCTTAAATCCAAATAAAAATAAAAATATGACTTTACCACATGTTTATTCATTAGATAAAACCAAACAATCACCAATAGCATTTGGAGGACCAATTGATAATATTAGAGATGAAAAGGAATATGGGATAGCTCTATCACCTAAATTAATGAAAGATTTAGATTTACAAGATGGTGATATTGTTTATTTTAAATTGGTTAAAGTGTAATATTAATAAAACTTGGGATATTTATAGTAATAAAACAAATATTATGGAAAATAATAGATTAAATAATACCATGGATCAGTTTTTAAACCCTAAAAAGGTTAAAAACGTATCTAATGATGGTATGGAAAGAGAAGAATGTGATTTAGTAACAGGAGAATGTTATACAATCAGAGAAAAAGACGGTATCGTTGAAAGAATAAACAAAAGATATATTACCAATGACGGTAGACAATTATTACAAGATTAAGCCATGTTAGAGAAAAAATTATTAGAAGAAGTAAAACGTTTTAATTCCATCAATAAGTATGGTAAGAAAATGATTATGGAGCAAGATGCTCCACCACCTGCGGATGAACCAACAGACGCTCCACCACCTGCAGATGAACCAACAGATGTTCCGGCTCCTCCTCCACCTCCAGCAGGTGATATGGGTGGTGATGTTCCTCCTCCACCTCCAGCAGGTGGCGATATGGACACACCTCCAATGGATGATGCGGGTATGGGTGGTGACACAGAAGAAATTGATATTACAGATTTAGTTAATATGACTAAGAATATTAAGAATGATCTTGAAAGTAACAAACAAGATAATTCTGCGGTTATTAATAAAATGGATGACGTATTCACTAAATTGAATGACTTAGAAAGTAAATTGGCTCAAATGGACCAAGTTATGGCTAAGATTGATCAATTGGGAGCAACGGTTGAGGCTAACAAACCTAAAACTGAAGTAGAGAAATTAGAAATGAGATCTTTAGATTCATACCCATTCAACGAAAAACCACAAGAGTTTTTTGCTCACAAACAAGGTGAAATGAGAGCAAGTGGTAAGAATGAATATGTATTAACTAAGGATGATGTTGAAAATTACCCAGTTGACCAAATAAGATCGTCATTTAACCAAGAAGACCAAAAAGATGAATATAGCTTCTAAAATAAAGTTCTTAATGGAACTTCAGGCTCAAGTTAAGATTAACCATTGGCAAACCAAAGGTTATGCAAGACATAAAGCCTTCGACAAACTTCACGGAGGTTTGTCCGACTTAACAGATACATTTGCGGAGGCGGCGATGGGTAAGTATGGTAGATTCACATTGGAGAATGACGATAAGACATTAAATATTGTGAATTTAACCGAGTTGGATTTAAAAGAGATGTTACAAACATCTAAAGATGCGTTAGTTCAATGGAACAACGAATTTGACCCAACAGATACTGATATTATGAATATCCGTGATGAAATTTTGGGATTATTAAATAAAATAACATATCTATTAACTTTAGAATAAAACAATTAAAATAAGATGATATCAGGATCACTAGCAAAAACAAACACAGATACCGTAACAGGTTCATTGTCGTATATAAATGATTTAATTACGGGAGCAACAACTTCAGGTTCATATTATATTGCAGTTCCAAGAACATTAATGAATAATGCAATGGCAACTCAATTAAGGTCAGTCTATGGTTATAATGTAACACAAAGAAATAATTTTAACGGTACTAATAATGAATATATTATTAGTTGGGGTAATAATAATGACCCTACCGCAACGCCAACAGCAACACCTACAGCAACACCAACGGTTACACCTAGACCTGCAACCGCAACACCAACAGCATTACCGACTGATTTACCGACAGATACTCCAACTCCGACACCTTCACCAACACCATTACCGGCGACAGCAACACCTACAGCTCCACCAACAACTTCAACTCCAACACCTACACCTGCATTTAGAACGTATAACTATGTGGTATCTTCAACCGATACTGCGTTAGCAACAGGTAACACAGGTGGAAATGCACAATATGATGGTAAAGTGGTTGCAATAGTAACAGGTGGTTATAATTGTGGAAACACGACACCTCGTACTTTTACAGTATCATTTACTGCGGGTAGTTTCTTATCTTGGGTATGTTCACCAAACGGTGTAACACCACAATTTGGATATTACGCAAACGATGTATTAGTTACATCAGGTTTAGTTAGCACACAAACCTTAGCGGGTGGATGTCCTTGTTAATAGTAAAAAAATAGTTTAAAAATAATTTAACCCAGATTTTATAGTCTGGGTTTTTTTATGTATATTATAACATAAATGATTTTATAATTTAAATTTTAATTCTATGAGTACATTTGATGCAGTACTTGCACAGTACGAGAAAAACAAAAACGCCACAGGTGGCAACAACAACAAGATATCCTCAGAGGATAGATTAAAACGTTATTTCACAACCGTATTACAAAAAGGTTCTAAAGGTGAAGAAAGACGTATCCGTATTTTACCTACAAAAGATGGTTCTTCACCATTTGTAGAAGTAAAGTTTCACGAAGTTCAAGTAGACGGAAAATGGGTTAAATTATATGACCCAGCACAAGAAGGAAAACGTTCTCCATTAAATGAGGTTTACGAAGGATTGATGATGAGTGGTGTAGATTCTGACAAAGAATTAGCACGTAACTACCGTTCTCGTAAGTTTTATATCGTTAAAGTGATCGATCGTGATCATGAATCTGATGGAGTTAAATTTTGGAGATTTAAACATAATCACAAAGGTGACGGTGTTATTGATAAAATCTTCCCAATCTTCCGTAATAAAGGAGATGTTACCAATCCTGAAAATGGTCGTGATTTGATCTTGTCTTTAGCTTTAACAAAGGCGGGTACAGGTAAAGAGTACACAGTTATCAATTCAGTATTAAACGACGACCCAAGTCCATTACATACTGACGCAGACGTTGCAAAAACGTGGTTAGATGATGAGTTAACTTGGTCTGATGTTTACTCTAAAAAGGGTGAAGATTATTTAGAAATGGTTGCAAGAGGTGAAGTTCCACGTTGGGATACCGCAAGTAGCAAATGGGTTTCTAATTTAACAACAGAAGAAACTATCGGAGCACCGAAGTCTTCTACTCCTGTTGTTGATCCACAAGACGATGCAGATGTTGACGGTGATTTACCGTTCTAATTATTAACGGAGGGGTGGAGATAACGTCAGAAACCCCATTTTTAAAAACAAATTATGGCAGGTATTAAAAAAACAGACTTTTCGGCAATTAAGAAGAAATTCTCTAAAGAAGCCGAGTACAAACCAGATCGTTTCTTCGATTTGGGTAATGCCTTCTTGGACGCATGTGGTATTCCGGGTCCTGCAATGGGTCACATCAATATGTTATTAGGACATAGTGATACGGGTAAAACAACCGCACTTGTAAAGTCGGCGGTAGATGCTCAAAAGAAAGGTGTTGTTCCTGTGTTTATTATTACTGAACAAAAATGGAGTTGGGATCACGCCGAGTTAATGGGGTTTGATAGAAACGGAGATTATCTTTTCAACAGTGATTTTGAGTACATTGAACAAATCACAGATTATATCAATGAATTATTAGATGCACAAGAGAAAGGAGATTTACCTCACGATTTATTAATCCTATGGGATTCAGTAGGTTCAGTTCCATGTAAAATGACTTACGATGGTAAAGGTGGTAAACAACACAATGCGTCGGTTTTAGCGGACAAAATTGGAATGGGTATCAACCAACGTATTTCAGGTTCAAGAAGAACAGATAAACCTCATACGAACACTTTAATTATTGTTAACCAACCTTGGGTAGAATTACCTGATAATCCTTTTGGACAACCGAAGATTAAAGCAAAAGGTGGTGAAGCAATTTGGTTAAACTCAAGTATCGTTTTCTTGTTCGGTAATCAAAAAGGAGCGGGAACAACAAAAATCTCTATCACTAAAGATAAGAGAAAAGTAAAAATTGCGACAAGAACAAAAATCTCTATCATGAAAAACCATATCAATGGTTTGGGATATGAAGATGGACGTATCTTGGTTACATCACACGGATTTATGCCAGGTAGAGAAGATTCTGAAGAGAAGAAATCTATCGAGGATTATAAAAAAGAAAGTGGTGATTACATCAGTAAGATGTTAGGTGTTAATGTTACAGACATCACAGACGTAGAAGTTGTAACAGAAGAAAGTGATCTTTAAATTTAACAAATGTCGGTTTTACTTGTTGATGGGGATAATCTATTAACTATTGGTTATTACGGAGCGAAGAATGTGTTTTATAAGGGAACTCACATTGGTGGTATCTACCACTTTCTAAACACCCTAAGAAGATCTTTTGAGGAATACCAATTAGACAAGATCGTTGTTTTTTGGGACGGTCAAGAAGGATCACAAAGTAGAAGAACAATTTATTCTCACTACAAGGAAAACAGAAGACAAAGAGTTAGAACAGAAGAAGATTTACAATCTTACTTATATCAGAGAGATAGAATTAAACAATATCTTGAAGAACTATATGTAAGACAAGGGGAATTTGAGTATTGTGAGACTGATGACAACATCGCTTACTATACTCAAAACTCACCCGAAGAAAGAAAAATTATTTATTCATCAGACGGGGACTTAACTCAACTCGTTTCAGAAAACACACAAGTTTACAATCCTTCACACAGGAAATTATATTCACAGAACGATATAATCATTTACGATCACGAAGAAATCCTCATAGAGAATGTTCGTTTGGTTAAAATGATATGTGGAGACTCATCAGATAACATTGCGGGAATAAGAGGAATGGGACTTAAAAGATTTTTGTCTTTGGTTCCTGAACTAAAAAATCAACCAATAACAGTTGATCAGGTTAAAGATAGATGTAACCAATTATTTGAACAAGACAAACACAATAAGTTAATTGCTAATTTATTAACAGGTGTCACAAAACACGGTGTACTTGGTGAGGAATTCTTCGACGTAAATAATAGAATTGTAAGTTTGGATGAACCGTTTTTAACGGATGAAGCGAAAGAGGTTATTAACCTATTGATAAATGAATCATTAGATCAAGAAGGTAGATCATACAAAAACGCGATGAAGATGATGCAAGAGGACGGACTTTTCAACGTTCTACCAAAATCAGAAGACGCTTGGATAAATTTTTTAAACCCTTTTCTAAGATTAACAAGAAAAGAAAAAAATATTAACAACAATATAAAAAAAACAATTAAAGTAAGACCTTATGAGTAGAGATTACCAAAACCAAGACAACATAACAAAATTTGAATTTTTGTTGTCATTAGAAGGACATATCGTATGTCAAAGATTTTTTAACGTTAGAGATCATATTGATCAAGCTAGACGTTCAATGGATCTTCACTATTATGTAAAAAATATTTGTGAGGATTTCATGGAAGATTTGAAAATAAAAAGTTCCAACTATCTATGTGAGAATCAAAACTATATCCTCAATACAGAGGTTGTGGATGAGACGGCAACTTCAGAAAAAGAACATTTTTTATTGGAAATTAAGTTGGGTGAGGATGTATTTATTCAAAGACTATTCCCCGCATATCTTTACCATCCAAAGGCTAGATACACGGTGGATATCCGTCCAAGATTGAAGAGAATTTTGTCAGATTTGACAGACATTTTGTCTTCGGAAGAATTGGAGACAAGTTATTTAGGATACGAATTATAAGAAAAAACAATATATAATAAACACTATGGAAGAAAGGAATTTTGGGTATTTGGGGTTTTCGTTTCAACAATCCCTTATCAAAGCAATTATTGAAGATAAGAAGTACGGAGAAACAATTATTGATGTATTAGAGAGTAAGTTTTTTGATAATAACTCATTTAGATTTATTATGGAAAACACAAAGGAGTTGTATAAAAATTACAACAAAATCCCCGATTACAATACATTGGCACAGAAAATCATGGCTGAAGGTGGTAACAAAGATTCCTCTAAAATTCATGTGGATACATTAGAAGCAATTAAGAATAACGAATCTCAAATTGAATATGTAAAAGATACTGCACTTAATTTCTGTAAACAACAAAACTTGAAAAGAGAGTTAAAGAGTGTACAGAGTATTATTGAAAGTGGTGAATTTGAGGCTTACAATAAGATTGAGGAAATTATCCAAAAAGCATTACAAGTTGGTATTTCCAACGATGAAGCAACGGATGTATTCCATGATATTGACGGAGCGTTAGAGAAGGACTTTAGACACCCATTACCGACAGGTATTGTGGGAATCGACAACTTACTTAAGGGTGGGTTAGGAATAGGAGAATTGGGGGTTGTATTAGCACCTACGGGTACTGGTAAGACTACCTTACTTACTAAGTTTGCTAATACCGCATATAACTTAGGTTATAATGTTGTTCAGATTTTCTTTGAGGACAATCCAGGTAATATTAAAAGAAAACACTATACGATTTGGACTGAAATTGCACCTGATAGTCAACCTGAATTTAAAGAAGAAGTTAAGGCTAAAGTTGAAGAGGCTCAGGCTAAATCTAAGGGTAGTTTGAAGTTATTAAAATTGGCAAGTGATAATGTTACGGTTTCTGAGATTAAAAATAAAATCAGAAAGATGAACTCAGAAGGGGGTAAAAAAGTTGACTTATTAGTATTAGATTATGTTGATTGTGTATCAACTGATAAATCTACTAATGGTGAAGAATGGAAAGGTGAAGGATCAGTTATGAGAAGTTTAGAGTCTATGACATCTGAATTTGAAATGGCAATATGGACTGCGACACAAGGTAATCGTGAATCAATTTCATCAGAAGTTGTAACGGGCGACCAAATGGGTGGTTCTATTAAGAAAGCACAAATTGCTCACGTTATATTATCTATTGGTAAAACATTAGAACAAAAAGAACATAATTTGGCAACACTTACGTTATTAAAATCACGTATTGGTAGAGATGGTGTTGTTTTCCAAAACTGT